GACTATCCTGCACCATCAGGAGCAGTAAGTCTTGCAGAAGAACGTCAACAAAACCGCAGACCATACTGGATTGAAGTAGACCCAACAAATTTATATGGCTGGAGACTAGATAGAGAATCAAATTATGGAAACTTGATACAGGCAAGAATAGGCGAAAAAGCTGTCCTACCTGATGGACAGTTTGGCGAAAAAGTATTCGATCAAATCAGAGTAATTGAGCCAGGTAGATACAGAGTATTTCGTAAAAAAGAACAAATAGAAGAAATGTATGACGTATCAGACAACAGTGTTACTGGTAATTTTGAAGTTGGTTCAGCAGACAAAGACTACAGACAAGTAGAATCTGGCAGTTTTTCTCTAGGTGAAATACCTTTAGTGACTATTTATTCTGGCAAAACAGATAATTTAGTCAGCAAACCACCTCTACTGGACATTGCATACTTAAATCTTGCACATTTTCAAAGACAAGCTGACCTAATCCACAGTTTACACGTTGCATCTCAACCATTATTAGTTATGGAAGGTTATGACGATCAGACCAAAGACCTTGCTATTTCTGTAAATTACGCAATGGCAACTCAACCTGGCAACAAAATCTACTATGTAGAGCCAGCTTCCAGTGCTTTTGATGCACAATCAGCAGAAATAAAAGAGCTACAAATGCAGATGGCAACACTCGGAATCAGTACACTATCACAACAGAAGTTTGTGGCTGAATCAGCAGATGCTCGCAGACTAGATCGTGTGGATACAAACTCGATGCTTGCAATGGTCTCTATGGAACTAGAGCAAAAAATACAAAAAGCCTTCAATCTATCAGCCGAATATGTTGGAATCGAGCCACCTGAAGTAAAAATTAGTAGAGATTTTGATATTGAAAGACTGATCGGACAAGATATTACAGCTTTGACATCATTATTCGATCAACAAGTTATTGATAGAGAAGAATTTAGAGATATTTTAGTCCAAGGTGAAGTTTTACCAACAGCAAATGAGGCCAAACCCGAATAGTTTGCTACAATAGTAAATAAGTATAAACATTTTCATGTCTAAATCCTTAGACCATGTTCTGCAACCTGACGGAACTTATAAATGGGAAGAAGTAGAACTTGTACATTCAACTGCACCAGTTGAACCTGAAGTTTGTCCTGCTCCTGAACTTTTAGCTCCTGGAGAATTAGCTATTGATGAAACTAAATCTGAAGATGGTATTCTGACCGCTAATTTAAAAACAATGACAAAATCAGAACTTGAAATTTATGGCCGTTCCATAGGTATTGAGTTAGATAAAAGGCATACCAAGGTAGACTTGATTGCCAAACTAGAAAAGTTTATTTCTGCTAATTAATTATGATCGAAGAAAAAGTAATTCAGCCTGATTCCGTGAATCCTCCTGAACAGCCCGTGGCTGACACTCCTTCACAACCACAAGCACCTAATCTTGACGCCATAAAAGCAGAATATGAAGCACAAGTAGCTGCTGCACGAAAAGAAGCTGCTGAAGCACAAGAAAAATTTAAAGGCATTAAGGGTAAACTAGATGATGTCTACAAACAAAAAGAGGAAAAACGTACCAAAGATTTAGAGGAACAAGGTCAATGGAAAACTCTTTGGGAAGAGGCTAATAAAACAGCACAAGAAAAAGAACAACAGATAATGACTTTATCCCAACAGCTTGAAGAGATGAAAAATTCTCACGAAGCAGCTTCTACAAAAACAACAGCACTTGCAGCTATCAGCAACCAAGGAGTTATAAATGCAGAACAGATGCTCTCTTTGTTACAAAACAAGTTACAAAAGAACGCTGAAGGAAAAGTTGTTGTCCTAAACGGAGGTGTAGAGCAGGATCTCAATTCGTATCTCACGAGTCTCAAAAACCCTGGCAGTGGTTACGAGCATCATTTCAAACCAAGTTCTGCTGCTGGAATGGGGGCAAAACCAAGCCCCGTAGCAAATGCTGGTGGAGGACCTGTAAACCCTTGGAAAACGGGCAATCTCACACAACAAATGCTACTATTAGAACAAGATCCGCAGCTTGCAGCAGTGCTCAAGCAAGAGGCTCAAAAATAGTTAGTTTCTGTGAAACTAATCCCCTTGTCTGTGACTAGGGTATCGCAAAAGTAACAAGGTAATCTGAATGGCTGCTCCGTTTCAGAATTATTCTGGCGGTGTCCTACTAGCGGACATCGTTAAGAGAAATAATCTCAGCACATACGTTTCCGAAGCAATCAAAGAGCGTAGTGCGTTTATTAAATCTGGTGCTGTTGTGCGTAATGCACTTCTTGACGCATCAGAAGGTGGAACAAGAATTCAAGTTCCAGAGTTCAACCCAATCGCTCCAACTGAGGAAATCTTAGATGGTACAGCAACATGGGGTACAAGTAACAACGGTTATTTGACACCACAGAAGATTGGTACAGGAACGCAGATCGCAACTATCTGTCATAGAGGTTTTGCGTATGCTGTTGATGATGTAGCTGTATTAGCTGCTGGTGAAGATCCAATGGGTCACATCAGAAACCAAATTGCAGATGCTATCAACAAACTAAACTCTGCAAGACTATTCAGCTTATTAGATGGTTTGTTTGGATCTACTTTCGGACCATTAGGTGCAAACGCACTTGACCTAAGTAAAGGTGCTGCTTCTGGTGCTGACGAAACTAACTTTCTAACAGCTTCTACAGTTGCAAGAGCAAGAAACCTTCTTGGAGAAAGAGGCGAAGAGCTAGATACTCTAGTAATTCACCCAACTGTTGCTTACTACCTATATCAGGTTGGTATGTTAACTTTCTCTACTTCTGCATTATCAACTGGAACTGGCATCCAATGGGGTGGCGGTGGTGTTGGCATCACAGATAGAAGTATTGGTCAGTTTGCTGGTATGAATGTTGTTATTGACTCTCAAGTTAATACAGTTCAGCCTGGTACAACAGGTCATCAAAAAGAGTTCCGTTGCTACTTAATTAAGTCAGGAACAATTCTTGAGGGTGAGCAATCTCCTCTAGGTATTGAATCAGATAGAAACATCTTATCTAAGCAAGATGTTATGTCTGTTGACTACCACAGTGCTTATCACGTTATGGGAACTAAGTGGACATCTGCTACTGACAACCCAACTAACGCACAGTTAGCTAACGATAACAACTGGGCAATCACATATGATGCTGATTTAATTCCTATAGTTGAACTAATCGTTAACTCACCACTTGATACTGGTACTAATCCTTAATATCATTAAATTGTGGTCATCAAACCTCGCCAATTATTGGTGGGGTTTTTTCTTTACGCTACAATAAAACTAAAATTACTTTTTAACCGTGGCAGCTACCATAAATGCAACTGTAAAAGACGCTAACGCTAACAGCTATGTCACGCTTACAGAAGCCAACACTTATTTCGAGACAGTTCCAGACTCTTCAACTTGGACAAACAAAACAGACGATCAAAAGAATAGAGCACTAATATCCGCTACTCGCTGGATTGATAGCTTTGTATATTATGGTGACAGATGCGATGACGGTCAAGCATTAAAGTTCCCAAGAAACAATTACCAAGTAGATGGAGTCGAACTAGCTTGCAGCACAATTCCAATAAATATAAAGTATGCACAATACGAATTAGCTAGAGCTTTAGCAAATGACTCCGAAGCCATGACAGGCAATGTAGGAACAGATGGCAACATTGAAGAAGTAAAACTAGGAGATATTCAAGTTAAGTACAATATTCAGAGTCAAGGCACGGGATCTGTTAACAATGTTTTAGATAAATACCCCTGGCTGCAAAGCTACCTTGGAGCATATATGCTAGGTGGAGCAGGATCTTTTCAAATGAGAGTGGTTAGAGGATAATGGCAGGACAACTAGACACAGCACTAAAAAAGATAGCCAAACAGGTGGTGTCTCAACTTGGGAACTCATTAGACTCATCAATTATTTACACACGAAAGGGTATATCTAGCTATGACGCAGACTCAGGCGAGTTCCATACAGTCGATACAACCTACAACATCAAAGTTCCCATAGAGTTTGTACAGTCCAGTGAAGAATCAGGCTTCCAAGAAAACATTGCAAGACTATACATAACACCTGATTTAATAGGCGACAGCCAACCTCTACTACAAGACGAGATAACACTTACATTTTCTGGATCGACAAGAGGAGCAAAGATAACAGATATTCGCACACTAAAAGGAGGACAGGAATACCTGTTCCGCATTGACGTTATTTTCTAATGACTTTAATAAAAGCAAGAGCAGCATTTGAAAATGCAATCCTCACATCAGTAAACGACACCGACCCAACGGTAAACGTAATATTTGATAATATGCCTTTCTCCACACCAGGTCGAGATAAAAAGTATGTGATGGTAAACCTTAATTTCAGCCAAGCCACTACTCAACCACAGGGAGCAGCACAAACATATTATGCGGGGTCAATTAGATGTGGAATAATGACCCCACCTAATCGTGGAAGTGCTGTCGCATCTGCTGTAGCTCAATCTGTCATAACAGGTTTGGTATCTATAAATAGCCCTACTTATGTAGACAAATTTGCAGTAAGTCCTAGAGTTTCGGAAATAGAAGGTCCAACTTCTGTTACTGTAGAAGGAGACACTCACTTTTTAACAGTCGTTAGCTGCGATTTTACTGCCAATGCCTAGCAGAAAACCACTATCAAAAATGCCTACTGACCTAAGAAAGGTTATCCTAAAAGGCAGAAAACAATTAGCAAAAGATATAGTACACTCTCTAACTGAAGATGGTCCGTGGTGGACAGGAACATTTGGTGAAAACTGGGTCGTATCCAAGACTCCTGTAAAACCTACACGAAAAAGAAGGCCAGAATATCCTTATTTTGTAATTCCTGCTAGGACAGGCAGAGAATTTAAAAATGCGAGAGTGCCCACAGCAAAAATGGGTCAAGACCTATATGTAGGAAACAGAGCTAAGTATGCTGGTTTTGCAATAAACGCTCCAGGTCAAACCCTTCCAAATCTTAAAAACAAACAAGTAACATACGCAGAACATGGTAAGGAACATAGATTAACTGCT